TTGTTATACTCGAAATGATTCGCCACAGCCACAGCGATCTCTTTCATTAGGGTTTTGAAAATCAAATCCTTCGTTGAGTCCGTTGCGGACCCAATCCATAGTTAACCCGTTTAAATAAACTAGGCTTTTGGCATCTACTAATAGGACAAAATCTTGATGTCCAAAATTAGTTACACCCACTTCAGCTTCATACTTATCCACATATTCCATAGTGTATGCTAGACCGCTACACCCTGTAGTTCTCACACCTATGCGGATACCGACACCCTTGCCTCTTTTTTCTAGATTTTGTTTGATTCGTTTTGCGGCTTGTTCAGTTACAGTAATCATTTGTTTCGAATAAACGGTTTTGGATTTAATTCCAATTCTCGATTATATGGTTCGCCTGGCGGCATACCAATGGAAACTCTATCTAAATCCAATATAAAAACCAAGCGATATTCGTCTGAGTAGTTGTACGCACTATGTACTAGTTGATTATTAAAACCAAAAATATCAGACCAGGTGATTTCTTCTCCATTGCACTCAAAAAATACATCACCTTCTGGTATAATTAACGGAATATGTATTCTAATATATTGCCCGTATCTATTTTCTACTCCGGTATGCCTATGCAATGCTGTCTGGGGTGCAAAACATGAATAGCCAGCAATTGGACAGTTAGCTCCAAATCCTTTTACCAATTTATAAGCAGTAGGATATTTCGAAGCACTTTGTTCATCTGTTTCGACATAGATATTTGCATCCTTGTGTTCATACTTAAAAGGAAATGTTTTCCAAGAATCGACATCATGAACGATTTGATCTCCAACCTTTGTTTCTAACATCTCAAGTTCGTTGACTGGACGATCGCCTAGCATATTCTGTATTCTTTTATCCTGTGTAACATCGGATAAATCGGCATACCCTGCGATAAATTCGTCAATCAATGCTTGCTTGTGACTCATTAAGTAATCGGCAACTGGAATCTCGTGTCTTCGAAAAATTCCCTGAGGATAAATCAATGTTGAACTCATAATTTTAGTTTGTAATCGGCTATTGCGGCTTTGATAGCATCTTCTGCTAGTATTGAACAATGTATCTTAACTGGTGGAAGTGCAAGCTCTTGAGCAATGTCGCTATTCTTAATCTCTGCCGCGGCGTCAAGTGTTTTACCTTTAACCCATTCTGTGACCAACGAACTTGAAGCAATCGCAGAACCGCAACCATATGTCTTGAATTTTGCATCTGTGATAATACCATCTTCTACCTTTATTTGTAACTTCATAACATCACCACAAGCAGGTGCACCTACCATACCGGTACCAACTGTAGGATCATTCTTATCAAACGACCCTACGTTGCGAGGATTTTCATAATGATCGATAACTTTATCTGAGTAGGCCATTATTGTGTACAGGTTCTAGTACGTGTAATTGTACCGTCTGCGTGTTGTGTTTCTGTCCACACCGTACAGTTTGGTTGGGGTGTTATCGAATATACAGGCTGTTGTTGTACAATTACAGGTTGTTGCACAACTACTGGCGGTTCGTAATAGCGAGGACGATTAAGTTCATAACCAATTACGCCACCAATAAGTGCTGGAGCGACCCAATTGCCGCCGTATCCACCACGATAGTATCCACCATGATGATGCCATTGTGCGTTGGCTGTGCCTACCACTGCCAACATCGAAATTGCTAATAATAACTGTTTCATAATAATCTCCGGCTGTATATATACAACGCCTTTGACTAGTATTTAGTTGACTTATTTTGCTTCTTTGCGAGCGTTCTTAACTGCTGTGACGTCGTTACGTGTATCTTTGCACAACTTGGCTAGATCTTGACAATGCTTACGAACACGGGTGCCGGCAGCGCCAACTTCCTTGTCATAAAACTTTTCGAAGTCTGCTTCCATTGCTTCTACGATTGCTGTAAATTCTGCGTGTTTATTTGTAGCCATTTAATTCTCCTTTAGGCAAGTACAGAGTACTTATACCTAGTGTACAGGGGTTAAAAATAAATGTCTAGTTAATTGGCAATAACATTTGGACTGCCGCCTGTAATTGCGCCGCCGTCGGTGCTGTCTCCAACACGGGCAACACCAATTCCACCTACAAACACATTACCAGATCCGGCATTAATGGCCGCACTATGCGGAATACAACTTCTTTTTGGACCAGCATCAATGGTATGAGGAGCAGTTGGATTGCCAATGCACTCGATGGCAATGCCATTGGCAAACACCTTGGCGCCGGCGCCGGTAGGGCCAGTGACCGTAGTTGTTCCATTACACCCGTGGCCGGTTGTGGTTGGATCTCCGTCTCTGGCAATTGCTGGCATTATGCTAATTTGATTCCAGTTGTTTGTTCTGTATAACGGTCAGCCGCATCTTTGATAGTTGGTGCAAGGACCATAATACTGTTTCTGCTGATAGTAACTTCTTTATCTGGATCGGTAGTAAACAAGAATGGTACTAGGCCAATTCCATCTTTAGTAGCTGTCAAACACAATGGCTTGCTAACTGTAACGCCCATTGGGTTTTCTTCTATCAATTTTGCTACAATTTCTTCTCCTGCCGTAGTTTTAATTGTTACTACTTCGCCTGGAGTAATTCCTCTATTAATTAACATGTTATACCTTTTCGAAATGTCGCTTGAGTTCAGTGAACCCGCCTATGTAATTATCATCTAAAAATATCTGCGGTAAAGTTCTGGCTGTGGGTACTGCTTCTAACAGTTGTTCTTTGGTCCATGCTTCTTGAACATTACGTTCTTCATACTCGATGCCTTTCATTTCTAGCAAGTCTTTGGCCTGTACACAATACGGGCATTGATTCTTACTCCATACTACTGCTTTCATCTTAATTCCTTTTTACTATTATAGCGCAGGCAATGCATCATAGTCAACTGAATCGCTCATTACTCCGATAACATAATTTGTCGATTCGTTTTCTTGTAGTGCTGTTTGTTTTTTACTAGTATCAGTATGTTTGTTGAACCACGGAATAGGTGTTGACTTAGGAGCCATTGCTTGATATTTGATACCAATGTCTTTCAATGCGTCAACGGCTGTGTAGTCCACAAAGTCTTTTAGAATGTTTGCATTAAGACCAATTACAGGGCCTTTCTTAAACAAGTAGTCTGCCCATTCTTTTTCTTCACGGATAACATCTGCATACATAGCATACACTTCTTGTTCACAATCTAATTTTGCATTAGCAAAGCGTGGGTCTTCCTTGACCACTTGATTAATCAAGTACGCAGTCCAACCTTTGTGTAGCAATTCGTCTTGTAGAATCAAACTAATAATGTTACCATTACCAATAAAGATCTTGTTCTCTACCATTGCAAGGCTTGTAGCAAAGCTAACCATAAAGCGGAAGGCTTCTAGTGCATAGCTGGCATGCAATGCTAACCAAATTGCTCTCACGTGCTCAACTTCAGCAATGAACTCTCCCATTTCCTTACGACAGTTGATCAAGTGTAGGTTGTCATAATATTTGCCTACGCTACTCGCCATGTTTACAATTTCGCTAGTGTCGTGAATAGTGTTAAACACATCCTTGGGTACGTTGTAGATGTTACGAATGATATGGCTGTAACTCTTTGAGTGAATGTTTGTTTCAAAGAATGTCCAGTTGTAGACCAGTGCTTCTAGTTCAGGAAGACTTACAACAGGGGTGAAGATTTGACTTGGGCCACGTCCCTGCAAACTATCTAGGGCTGTTTGACGCAATAGGTTACTAGTAAAGATATGTTTAATAGCATCGCTAGCATCTTTAAAGTCATTGCTGTCTTTGGTCAAACTGATCTCTTCTGGTTGCCAAAAGAAACCACGTGCAGTAGCTTCGAAGTCTGCAATCTTTTTATACTTGACTTCCTCAAATCTTTGAATGGTAACAGGACCTGCTGGGTCTAAGAACATCTTGCGATTAAGATAGTCTGTCTTTGTTTTTAAATTATATTGTTCTTTACTCATAGCTTACATGCCTCGCAATCTTCTTCGTTGTCAAAATCAATAGCTTCTAACATGGTAGGTGCTTCTTCGGCATCTGCTTTACTACCTTGTTTGTTAATCAAACTATAGTAGAATGTCTTCAATCCCCATGCATGTGCTTGCATCAAGTTCTTAACAATAATAGTAATCGGTACTTTACGGTCTGCCCAATGTGCAGGATTGTAAAATGTGTTAGTGCTGATACTTTGATCCACATAGGCCGCTAGCACACTGGCAGTCTTTAAATAACCAACACAGTCTTTTTGCTCCCACATCATTTGATACTTGTTCTTGAGTTTATGATACTCTGGAACAACTTGGATAAATGAGCCTGCCTTCGATTCCTTAACACTGATAAGGCTCATAGGCATTTCAATACCATTAGTGCTGTTAATAACAA